CTCGTAGTAGGTCTCGCCATCCGGTGTTTCCACGACCGGACTCAAGCTCTGCAACTGCGAAATTACAAAGCGCTTCAGAGTCGTATTTCTTGCAATATTCTGCCACGGCTTTGGCGCTTCTTGGCTTCTGTATGTTAGGATGGTGTCCGTCCACATCGAATGCTCTTGCGTCAGTAAGGCGCTTCCGGGTGTCCCAACCCGCGTAAGCGTGAAGGTGAGGTTGCCCGTCGTCGTGCAACTCGCGTGCAACGAGAAATCGTCGCACACCAAGCTCGACTTGTAGGAAATCTCGTAGCCGTTCACGGGATAGCTCCCCGCACTGTGGATAGGTGAGAAATACATCCCGTCCATCGAACGAAAAATTGCGTGTGCCGCTGGACATAATATTACCCAGCGGCACTCGGCACTCGGCACAATTTATATAAATTTGCGTGCCCATCCAAAACTTTTCTGATGGAACTTTTAATTCCAGAAGTAGTAACAGCGGGACTCGGGGCCGTTGCCACTTTCGGAATTGTCGCGTATGCCGAAAGAGGACACAAACGAAAAAATCCTTGGCTCACTCCACCAAACTCTCCAGCAGGTCGCAAACAAGCTAGACTTACTCTTCCGTCTAGTCGAGCAGCTATGCCAAGAGTTAGCAGACCATCCCGATTCCGACGAAGACGTCGAGCAGGACGTCGCAAGTTCCCAAGCCCACGAACTCGTGTAAAGCGCGTGCTGCGCAGCGCCCGACGCCGCCGTTTCAAACGCGCAGTCACACGCATCCTAGTTAGGAAACTAGAAACATTCAAGAAACACTACACGGAAACTTCTTTCACTCTCGCACCCGGAAATGGAACAACCGGTATGAACGTACGCGTCTTTGCTCCATGGCAATCAGCGTTCGCACAAGGGGATACGAGCGCCTCGATCCACGGCACAAAGGTCCATTTGTGGAAATTCATGTGGCGTCTCAACATCAAAGGATTGCTTGCCGGAGACGTCCACGTTCAAATTCTCTTTATCAAGTCCGACTTTCAGATGGACGTAACAGCGGCTAACACCGATGTTAACAACGAAGGCCAGACAATGACTCCCACTACGGATGTCGACTCAGTCCCGACTCAAGTACCGCCGAACAGTAACTTGCCCCTGTTCGACGTCACGTCGTCGCCGGGGCAGTTCGCCGGTCTCTCCCCCGTCACCAAGTTCAATAACGACAACATTACCATTCTCAAGATATGGAACTTCAAGCTCCATGGCTTTGGCCAGGCTGGCACAGACCCGTTCATTGACACAACGCTCACGTTCCCTTTTAACAAGGATGTACAGATTCAAGAGACTCAAGAAACTATCGACGGAGTCCCTCGTTTCTTTGGACCAACTGGACGACGTGGACACTCGGACCAGTATTACATTCTTATGCGAACATGGGGACAAGATTTCATCTCTGCTTCATCCTCTATCGACGTTGACCATCGCGGACTACTCATGTGGAAAGAAATCTAGACAGTAGCCCGTCGCCGCGCCCTGGGAGGCCGTAAGGCCGAGGGGGCGCGAGTCGACAACGAGACTTTTTATTGAGTAAACAGAGGAGAATAAATATCGACTATCATAGCGTTAACTCTGAGCCATTCCAATTCAGCTCCGGAAAGAGCTCCTCTAGGGTCAGCATCTCGGTTGCAAAGCCAGATACAGGGTTTACCCCAGTCCACGGTTCGTTTCTTTCGGTACTTGTCGGTAAGAACGAATCGTTTTTGACTTCCAAAGAAGGACTTCCACTGCGGGAAGAACTTAATGTTAAAGTCGTCGAGGACGACGTACTTAGCCGACGAGTCCCAATCGTCGAGGTTAAACTGCCCACAGAAGTACATGTGCGGGCCAAGAGATCTTGCCCACTCAGTCTTCCCCAATCGCGACGCCCCGCATAGTAACAACGAAACAGGACGCTCAGACTCTAGCTTAAACAAGCGCATTAGCAGTTAGCTTTGCGCTCACAGCGGCTGGGGAGGGGACTGGGGCCCCCCCCAGACAAGACAGAGGCAATAGGCATGAGAGGATACTGTAGTACCTCTAGGGATAGCCTTGCCCATTCTCGAAGTTCATCTGGCTCCAGAAATTCTCCGCGACCTCGTCCAGAATAGCCGGGTCGCTCACTCCCGAACCGCCACTCGCAAAATTCAAGAAGTCGTCCCAGAGAGAGGCACAAATCGCGCGGATAGTGCTCTTCAACTCGTGCCAGAAAAGTGGATGCATCTGGGCAATCTCGTAGTAGGTCTCGCCATCCGGTGTTTCCACGACCGGACTCAAGCTCTGCAACTGCGAAATTACAAAGCGCTTCAGAGTCGTATTTCTGGCAATATTCTGCCACGGCTTTGGCGCTTCTTGGCTTCTGTATGTTAGGATGGTGTCCGTCCACATCGAATGCTCTTGCGTCAGTAAGGCGCTTCCGGGCGTCCCAACCCGCGTAAGCGTGAAGGTGAGGTTGCCCGTCGACGTGCAACTCACGAGCAACGAGAAATCGTCGCACACCAAGCTCGACCGTGAGGAAATCTCGTAGCCGTTCACGGGATAGCTCCCCGCACTGTGGATAGGTGAGAAATACATCCCGTCCATCGAAGGAGAAATTTCGTGTGCCGCTGGACATAATATTACCCAGCGGCACTCGGCACTCGGCACAATTTATATAAATTCGGGCCCCCATCGAAATGTTTTTCGATGAATCCACTTTGGATTGCTGCGCAACTCGCTGCACCGCAATTGGCCTACGCCGCAGAAAGGCTTGGACCAATAGCACCGCTTAATTCGGCTTTCGCTTCCTCATTGGATGAAGGCAGAAAACGAAAGCACCACCTCCTCACGCCGCCCGTCTCTCCAGACTTTAGAAAACAAGCTAGACTCGCTTTACAAGCTAGTGGAGCAAATATGGCTCGCGTTGCAGGAAGAAGGCGATTCCGACGTCGCTTCGGACGACGACGCTTCGCAAGAAACGGTCGAACTCGTGTGAAACGCGTGCTGCGCAGTGCTCGCCGACGACGGTTTAGGAAGTCGGTACAAAGAATCATGCTGCGCAAGCTCGAAACATTCAAGAAGCACTATACAGAAACCTCTTTCACTCTCGCTCCCGGAAATGGAACAACGGCCATGAACGTTCGAATCTTCGCGCCTTGGCAATCCGCATTTACACAAGGAACTGGATCGGGGCAAATTCACGGAAGCAAAGTCCAGCTTTGGAAATTCATGTGGCGCCTCAACATCAAAGGACTGTTGGCAGGCGACGTACACGTTCAAATTATCTTCTTCAAATCCGATTTTCAGATGGACGTTACCGCAGGAGGAACCGACGTTAACAATGAAGGCCAGAACATGTCGGCAACGACGACCACTACCACCAACCCGACGCAGGTTGCCCCGAACGGGAACATTCCGCTCTTTGATGTCACCGCTTCGCCAGGCCAATTTTCAGGCCTTAGCCCGGTTACGAAGCTCAATAACGACAACATCGATATCATCAAGATATGGAACTTCAAGCTTCATGGATTCGGACAAGCAACTACAGACCCCTTTATGGACACCACGCTCACTTTCCCCTTCAACAAGCCCGTGCAAATTCAGGAAACGCAAGAAACTATTGACGGAGTCCCTCGCTTCTTTGGAGCTAGCTCAAGTCGCGGAAATTACAGCCAGTACTACGTCGCTGTCAGAACTTGGGGACAAGATTTTGTCAGCACAACTTCAGCGATTGACGTTGACCACCGCGGACTTCTCATGTGGAAAGAAATCTAGGTAGGCAGGGAGCTTCGAAGGCGAAGCCTGAGGGCGACCGTTCTTTATTGAATAAAAAGAGGAGAGAAAATATCGACTATAGTAGCGTTAGCTCTGAGCCATTCCAATTCAGCTCCGGAAAGAGCTCCTCGAGGGTCAGCATCCCTGTTGCACAGCCAGATGCAAGGTCTTCCCCAGTCCACGGTACGTTTCTTTCGATACTTGTCGGTGAGAACAAACCGCTTTTGAGAACCGAAGAAGGACTTCCACTGGGGGAAAAACTTGATGTTGAAATCGTCGAGGACGACGTACTTAGCCGACGAGTCCCAGTCGTCGAGATTGAACTGCCCGCAGAAGTACATGTGCGGGCCAAGAGATCTTGCCCACTCAGTCTTCCCGAGTCTTGAAGCCCCGCATAAAAGCAACGAAACAGGACGCTCAGACTCTATCTTAGACAAGCGCATTAGCAGTTAGCTTTGCGCTCAAGCAAAGAGGGAGGGGACTGGGGCCCCCCCGATGCGCAGCAGAATAAAAATAGCCAATAGGCATGAGAGGATATCCGCGTACCTCTAGGGATGTCCTGGCCCAGGCCCGAAGCTCATCTGGTTCCAGAAACTGTTCGCGACTTCGTCCAGAATACCCGGGTCGTTCACTTCCGAACCGCCACTCGCAAAACTCAAGAAGTCTTCCCAGAGACAGGCACAAATCGCGCGGATAGTGCTCTTCAACTCGTGCCAGAAAAGTGGATGCATCGGGGCAGTCGACCAGTAGGTCTCTCCATCCGGTT